TCGCAACAAGAGCATAACCGCTAGTACCAGATGGAGCATCTGGTAATGTCAGAGTGTAAGAAGAAGCAACCGAATCTGGTGACTTTATACCAACATATTGACTTCCATTTCCAGATGCTTCGAACAGTTGGACGGTTTTTGTAGTAGCACCTCCACCAATCTTAAGATCACTGGCAACGGCAACAATACCAGAACTATTTCCAATATTAACAGCAGTAGTAGCACCACCACCAAAGTTTATTGTAGTTGCCGTACTGTTCAGAAGACTCACAGTACTATTACTTGTTCCTAATGTGTTTCCTATATTTACGACACCATCAAGTGTGAATGTTGTTGTGGAGTCATTAAACGAGAAAGAAGAAGAACCCAAAAGATTTCTTGTCGTTGTATCGTAATATGGTATTCTACCATCAGTCAAGGCGGTAGATGTATCAAGAACACCCACAGTACCAGAAGCATTAGGCAAAGTTATTGTTCTATCAGCAGTAGGATCCTCGACAGTCAATGTCGTTTCAGAACCATCAGCAGTTGTTCCTTCGAATATTATATTTACTGGAGTAGAGGCTCCACCATCTGTTATTATTTTATTTCCTAGATAAAGATCACCACCTTCAATATTGACAAACTGATTATTTGTTCCCGATAATTGACCAGGCATTACAGTTAAAGTTGGTCTTGTACTACCGTCAACAGTAGCCTGACTTCCTCTTATCACAGTACCATTACCACCAGAAGCATTTATTTCTAAAGTATTGTTATTTCCTATTTTTTCGGTAGTCAATCCTGATGCACCATTAAGAATCATAGCATTAGTTGTGATGGTGTTTGTGCTTGGATTGTATGTAAGATCAGTATCGGTTCTTACATTTTCATTTCCTGTAGCGGCATCAACAAATGTGATATAGTGTGTGGCGTTTGTGCTGTTTGTTGCCGTTAGTTTTATATTTGTCGCAGATACTGTAGCAGAACCTGTGGAAGTGGTTACAGAAATATCTCCACCAAGCACACCGAGAGCAGTACCTATAGTGAAATTTCTGGTAACATTCGAATTAGAGATATCAACACCAGACAAAAAATCACCAACAGCAGGTGAGGGTTCGGTAGTAAGTTCGGATAAATCCAAACTAAAAGTAACTGTGTCACCAGAAACAGCAGTATCTACACCAGTTCCGCCAGTCAGGGTTAATGTGTCACTATCGACTATGGTTGTAGTGGTAGAACCATCAGAAACAGTAAACGAAGACATAGATCCAGCACCCAAAGTAGTGGTGGCCCAAGTATGAATTGCTTTCTGTGTGACGAGAACATAATCGGAGGGATTGTCCCAATCTGCTCGCATTACTACTGGTGAATCGGGAGGTGTATTGCTATTAGAATCACCGGTCGCATATACAGCGGTATCTGCTCTGATTTCAGCACCCATCCAAAGAGAACGATTGTTTCCACCAGTCGGTAGACCGTAAGGCATACTACCTATCGTACCACCAGGTCCAGTACCCGCTTCCGAAGAAGTAGAACCATAACCTTCAACACCAACCCAAAGACGATTTGGATAATTATCATACGCAAATGGTCCAGAAGCACTACCAGCACTGTTAGAAGGTCTAGATAAACCCATAATTTGAACAGCAGGCATACCATTTATAAGAGAAATGGTTGCGCTATTTTGTGCGGTAAGTGGCGTTGTCGTACCGCGCTTAAGAATTAAATTACCAGTTCCAGCCATATTCTAACCCCTTTGCGAAAAAGTCAGTAGTTTCCACAATCCATCAACATACCGTTTCCAAGATATTCCAACGCTTCATCCGTTCCACCACGAATACCTGTGTCCGTCTCCAGATAGCCAGTGAGTATGATGTTTGCATCTATATGTATATTTCCAAAAGCATCTGGTATTAACATAATAACCTGACGCCAATTGGCATTATCTGTCCCCCCAATCAGAGTATAGAAAGCATTATTTGTACTTTCATACACCATCATTCCAACCTGTCTACGATCACTGGATATACCTTCTCTTTCCGTCGAATCGACCACAGTGCGTAGACCACCAAGACCATACTTCGGGTTGGTTACTGGGTAAGTGTCCAACTCCGAAGTTGGTGCAATCGGTGCAGCAACTGTGACGGTATTCGTGATTGGCATATCAGGTTATATTCAGAGTGAAATCTCCATTAAGTTGATTAGTGGACTTGTATACCCTATAGGTAGAACTCGCTCCAGATGCATTCGTAAAGGTATAACTGGAAGAAACCAGAGGAAATGCTGGTGTCTGATCGGTCGTTCCTATGGATATGGATGTTATTGGGTTTAGGGAAGTGTGAACAAAAATATACACATATCCAGATCCTGCGGTAAGAGAAATACCAGATGCAGCAGGAGATGAACTGGAAGTGATGAACTGACTTGTTCCGTTGCTCAACTGTGCGTGATTTGTGATTGTAGTATGGTCGCTACTTGTGTTCTTACCGACATAGATCTTGCTTCTCCAAGAAATCGTCTGTGTACGAGTTGCCGCGGATCCTTCTTCCTGTGCAACACTTATTGTGTATATCAAGGTAGAACCAACTGTCGTAGTGGTTATTGCTGGAGGGTTCACGGATACGGATCCAGATGATGCTGGATTTGCACCACTCAAAACGCTACCAGAAAACCCACCAGAGTACACATATGTGATGTTTGTTCCCGTTGCAGTTGCGTTGGAGATGTTCTGCAAACTCCAAGTAGGATTCAAGGCAGTAGTGGGAGATGTCTGTCCTATCTCAAATACAGTCTGAGAATAGTTCATACTGAAAGATGACACGGATACTGCCAGATATGGATACAATATCCTCTCAAGAATGTCTATTGCAGTAAGACCAGTTAGAACATCACCCTGCTCAACACCACCTAATGTGATGTACACTGGTTCTGGGTTTGTCCAAGTTTCCGCTACTATTCCTGCGATATTATCAGCATACAGGGTTCCGCAACGAAGAATATCGACCTTGGATATGTCGTTGGTTATGATCGCTGCGTTAGGTAGTAGCGTTCCTTGTTGATCATAACCTCGCAATAGTTGACGCATTTCCGAGATTGTAGGTCTCGGTGCATCGGGTATTGGGAAGGGCTGAGCAACTCCATTTCTTACGATGTAGTTTTGTCTCTCAGCCATTTATCACCTCGTATATACTATACTCGTTTTGTTGCTCTGTATTTTGACCTTGAACACATTCACTTGATCCCTGACAGGTGTTATTTTAGGACGGACCTGCTCCGTTATTTTTATCTTGTTCACGGAGCCTCCACCACGAATCTACCCTTCAGCAAACAATCCACCACATCGGTACTTGTTTCCAAAAACAGGTAGTAGAAATAAGGACCAGGATAAACAGTAGTCATCGTTTCGGTGCTGATGGTGATAGTCACCTCTTCACCAGAAACCAAAATTGTTCCATAGGATCCTACAAGTGGTAAAGACAAATAACCTTCTTCGATATTGTCATCATAAGACAACTCAAAGAGATTCTTTTCCTGCGGAATGGCAGATCTTCTCACCACAAATCTTACATTTTCATATGTGGGGAGAATATCCAAAGCAGTATCATCACTTCCAAAGTACTGGAAAGCGATGGTATACTCAGAACCCTGTTCGGCATAAATGTCGTGTATTCCTGCAAGCATCAGTTCTTCTTTCCTATGTGATATTTAGGAATAAGTTGCCAAGCATTCTTATCCTTAAATGGAATGATTTTAATCTGATTTATTCCTGCAAACTTACCCTCTATACGATTGGGATCCACTATTTGCAGTAAACCCCATTCCTCCAATAGAGTGGCTATTGTATTTCTTCTGGCAAGATCATTTTCGTCTATAGAAGAAGAAAGTCCATCAAGGAGAAACAACTCCTTAAAATGGACTATGTAATACTTACCCTTCTTGTGCAGGATATGGCAGGATTGCCAGAGTTTGTTTTCTGTCTTGGAGGACACACCTATTCGTGTGAGAGTTTCCTTTATTTTTAGAAAATCATCTTCTTTCGGTAGTGTAACTTCTAATAAATCGTCAACTGAAATGGTAGCCATAATGTTCCCTCAAAAATAAAGGTAGATCCCTTTATTTATGAAAAAACATCATTTACGAGATCCGCCAATATCCATTTCTTTTTTAATATTAGAAATCTGATCCTTAGACAGAATACGAAGAGCCTCTCTGGCTCTCTTGTCCGAATATCCGAAGTAGTTCTTTACCAGTTCTATATCGTTACTTTCTTCCTTCTTTAACCACTTAGAGAAGCGTTTACGAGCACGAATGGAACCAAGGTAATAATCGTACTGAACCTTCTTGTCTAGGAAGTTCAGACGATTCATCTCGTTGGCGTGAAGTAAAGTGTCGGGGAAATACGATAAACACCTATTTACCACATACGGTGCATATGTCCTTTCCGTTTCTACATCGACCATCAAGTTCTTCTTGGAATAGTTGATGGAGTTGAGATATTCCGTCAAGTTCATTTAAAGTTGCACTCCATCATCAACTGAACGATGCAAGCGGTGAGATTAATCTCGTGATCCGCAACAAATGCTGCTTTGTACTGATAGTCGGCAATAATCAGAATGGCAGGAGGAATACTAGAAGGTTCCAAGTTCTCCTGTAGAGCATCATACATCTTTCGGAAGATATGTGAAGTATCGTTGTCTAGGTTCATCGTCACCCACTTACGAACATCCTGAAAGTTCTTACCCTTCATCGCCTTGATCAGTTCCTCTACGGCAATATCCCCCGCTTCGGACAGAATACCGACATCAACAGAACCTGAACGAGAATACCGCTGTAGTTCGTTGATAAGCCTACGGAAGTCGGGCGAATGCTTGACGATGAGTTTTGCAAGAACCTTCTCATCGAACTCCACCTTCTCGGAAGTGAGAATGAACTTTGCACGATCCATAAACTTGGATGCAAACTTCATCTTCTCCTTGCTGTCGAACTTAAAGTCGATGCAAGTGCAACGAGAATGAAGGGGTTCGATCACTCGGTTCTTGAAGTTGCAAGTGAGAATGAACCTACAGTTCTTGGAGAACTCCTCCATAAACCCACGAAGAGCGGGTTGCATCGACTGTGGATTAGCATAATCAAACTCGTCTAGGATCACCGCTTTCTTGTTTCCAGAGATGGAAATACTACTGGCAAACTGACGAATCTTTGTTCGCAGTGTGTCAATGTTTCCATCCTCAGAGCAGTTGATGAGGATCCAATCCGTGTTTAGTTCGTTGCAGAGTGCCTTTGCTACTGTGGTCTTGCCGCAACCAGGTCCACCAGACAGGAGAAGATTCTGGAGTTCACCAGAATCAACGATCTCCTGAAAGGTGTTCTTGAGGTTGTCGGGAAGAATGCAATCGACAATCCGCTGTGGGCGATACTTCTCCACCCACAGGTAATTTGCGTTGTCTGTAATCATAATCACTTATTAAAGTTAGAGTCGGCTTCGAGAGCGATCCAATAGTTTAGGTTCATCGACTGGTTGCTGAACTTACTTACAACCTTCTCACAGATCTCCACATCATAATCACCAGTGAGCAACTTGAGGTTCTCGATCTTGAAGAACATCTCAAACGAGTTGGAACCTTCATATTCACCTACACCGATGGAATATGTGTTGCTGCTTACATCTGCCTTATCAAGGGCAGTCATACTGATCAGAGTTCCATCATTAGTTACGGAAATATCAGACACCTGAAGAACGGATGCTGCCTTCTGCAACTCCGCAAACTTCTTCTGTGTCAGAGTGAAGTTGATGGCAGTAGATGGCATGTTGATCTTCTTGGTCGGAACAGTGAGCAACTTTGGTTCGCAGTAGTGATACTTGACCGAACCGTTGCTGCCGCTGATGCGAACATACTTCTCCTCAAACTCGAACTCTGGATCATAAAACAAGGAAACCACACCAAGGAACTTGTTCAGATCCCAAATACCAAACTCGGTGTCAAAGGTTTCTTCCACGGTTGCTTCTGCCAAGACATTCTTGACGGGAGAGATAGTGGTGATCTTGTTGCCTGGATGAACAAGAATGTTGGAGTTGATGGACGCAAAGTTCTTAAGGATGTCTAGTGTCTTCTTGGAAATTTTCATCGCTGTTGTTGTGCTCATAATATATTTCTCCAATCACTTTGGATTGCTATGCTGTGTAATATACTCTATACCGTACCGCTTTTCCAGTTCTTTCTTTCTGGAATTCTCACTTACTCCTTCTTCGGAAGGAGCATAGTCGCTAAATCCTGGCATCTTAAACGGACAGGAAACCTTTGGATAATCTAGTTTGGAATACTGTGACTCACCATTAATGGTCATGTTGATCAACTGAGTGCCTTTCTTGTCTCCACAACCACAAGCACCACAGTAATACGATCCTTCGTACTTTGCACTTTGTTTTCTTTCCGAGCAGGGAGGGAGAAGATCTGTGTTGTCCCCGTGACAACTGAAAAGCCTCAGAACCTTGGTTTCACCGCTGCATTCTTTCTTAGAAAATCCCTTGGAAAGAACTGCTTCTGCATATGTCTTTGCTTTGGCAAAGACAGAAGCATCTTTATGCTCTACTTTTTCATCTTTTAGTTTCTTGAAGGCTTCTTGCTCTTCTAGCAACTTTTTATTGATTTCTACAACATCTTCGTCGGTGAGTTTACTTTTTCTTGGATTTTCCATGGTCGTCTTCCTCGTAATCTGGGAAATCTTCTTCATCCACATTACCAAAAGTGAACTCTCGTAGATGCGCCTTTTCAGAGTTGCGAGTATTCTTCTTCATCTGCTTTCGTACTCGGCGGCGATCACGATCATCATAATCGTCATTATGAAAACTTCTACCCATATTATTCCCCTAATAGATCAGGAAATGCCTTAAGGGCAAGTTCCTTGCTGATGTATGGCAATTCCGTCTTGAGAATGATCGCTTCCAAGATCGGTGTTTCCGTCCAGTGTATTATTTCCAATATGTTGGAAAGTTTTCTGTTTCGAATAGCATCATTCTTGATGTATTGATTGGTATTCAAAAAGAACGGAATACGAACATATTCCCTGTGCAGACCACTGATGCTCAACCCTACAGGGGAATCATCTGGCCGATAAGGCGGGATGCTGGTGTATGATGTGGTGAACCTGTCATCATAGGCAAAACGAAGAAGTGCAAGAAGTGCAGTACCCTTGCTTCTTCGCAGAAAATCAATCTTGTCTTCTTCTGTTTGTAGTTTGCCTACTGTCAGGAAAATATCTGAAATAAAATCTGCTTGGGTTTTCATTATATCAACTCATCAACGCTTTCTAGAATAAGTTTCATATTATTCTTGACAAGATAATCAAACACCTTGCCCTTGTTTCCTGCATATGGAACAGCATATTCGTTGAGAATATTCTGCTCGATGTCCTCTGGTATGTATGCAAGATCCACTAGATTTTTGTTTCTGTCGAAGTTTCTTTCGTGTTCTGGGGGAACACCATCGAACGCCCAGTCGTTTACCTTCTTTGTAGAAAGTGGCTTCTGACGCTTGGTGTCGTTCACAAAGGTGTCGTCATCCGACAGAATATTTGGCACACCGTCACCAGTGTCGCCACGGAGAATGTGTTCGAACAGATGCTTCTCGGGATTCTCGCACTTCAGAAAGTCCTTGTGAATAGGACTGAACTGCACGATATTCGGAAAGCGTTGCAGTTGCTGAAAATCCTTATCGCTAGAGACAATAAGGATCTTCTCCTGTGTGTGAAACTTCTTTGCAAGAGTGGCAATAATGTCGTCCGCTTCGCAGCGGTCAACTCGCATATTCTTGTAAGGAAAGTTCTCCATAATCTCTTGACGAATCTTGGTCAAGATTTCGAAGATCTTATCCCACTGCTCCTTGTCCTTATCATGGGCCTTCTTACGGTTAGCCTTGTAATGTGGAAACATCTCCCTACGCCAAGGATTAGCGGAGTCCTGACAGATGACAAGATCACCGTATTCGTCCTTAAAACGAGTTCGGTACATTCTGTATGTGTTGATCACGATATGTCGAACGACATCTTCAGACACATCGTTCATATTCTTGTATTGTGAGAAGATACTTGCAATCAAAATTTGTGTATTGTCGATGAGAATCATTTTGTAATCGCTTGCAGAATAATGCACTGCTCGTTGACTTTACCGTTTACTGGCTTTTCTTTTGTCTTAATCTCGCCGAATGCGTTGTTGATGGCACGAATACCACCCAAGAACTTACTGACAGACTTCTTTGGATCTCGTACCTTCTTCATAGTGGATGTCTTGATGTCGTAGTTGAGAATCTTGTTTCCCTTGACACTCAAGCCACTTGACAGTTCCGACGAGTTGTATACAGCAACAACCTGTGTCTTGGTATTATACACCACAAGTCGGTTCGCACCGATTATTTCCGCAGGATTGATTGATTTGATGGAGAGTTCTGCAAACTCTTTCATATAAACCATCTTAGACACCAGTTGCTCTGGAGTCTTTTGCTTCTTCTTGCGGGGTTTACGATTGGTCTTCGCTACGCTCACCTGCTCCTTGGCAAGAGTGATGATCTCTGTATAGAAATCGGCATACTTTCTTAGACCTGGTTTCGACAACCAAGAGTATGCCTCCTTCATATCCTTGTCCCCTTCTAGGGCCAGATTGATGTCATCTAGACGAGGTTGGAAATGAGTAGAAATGAAATCCGCTTGAGCGGCTTTTACTTCATGTCGCTTAAACCATTCCACAAGATCATAAGAATGCTTCTTACTGTTCTTGAGTGCCACTGCCAAGGAATCTATTTCCAACTCCAAAGAACAAATAAGCCTATGTGCTTTTTCTTTAATGTGATCCTGTACACTCAGTTTTGGCGCATCTTCTACTGGTTTAGTAGCGGTTTTCTCCAAAAGATAGTTGATACTGTCCTTGAGTTTCTTGGATGCATCTTCTGGAAGAGACACACCACGGGACACCATTCTGCCATAAGCAGCGGCAGCGAAGTATTCGTATGCTTTCTTTGGTCCCTTGACTGCTCTGGAGATTTCATCTTTAGAAAAAGATTGCTTCTCCATATATTCCTTGATGAACTTTGGATACATCTTTGCTGGCGCATTCCTGTACCAATTAAGGGCACTAGGAATCTGGCCATCATCCGTTACATCGGGTTCGGAGCCAATAAGAACACTGATGGGATCAGATCCCTTACTGAGTGTTTTGTATCGCTTAGTCATATCAATATTCTACAACAAGATACACCGAAGTCAAGTCAAGGTTTCCAGAATACAAACACAGGTTCATATTTTAAATACCGCCCATCCACCTTGCAGTAGTTCTTACACTTAGGAATACCATCTTCACCGATACGGTTGGTTCCAGGCATAGGTTCTAGAGCCATCTTTACAGTCATCTTGTATTTCATTCCAAGTTCTTCTAGTATCTTTCTAGAATCCTCTTCCAGTGGCAGATAATCCCCCTTTACAAGAAGATCAGCAATATTCCAAAGCAAATAACGCTGTGGTCGCAACCACTCGACACAGGTTTCTAGAGTAGGTCGTAGAAACCCATCTCTCCAGTTTTCATATGAAGAAAACTTCTTGTAGGATTGATTAGAGTCCTCGGAATATGCCTCTCTATTAAAATATGGCGGAGAGGTGAAAACTAGATCTACTTTTCCTTTGTGCTCGGCGAATCTTTCATTATTTCTAATAACTTCTGATCCAAGCATATGGACTTCGTAAGTGTTTGTCTCGGAGAAGAATCCGCTTCCCCTGTATGTCTTGGTGTTGTAAAAATCCGCAATACAGCCGTATTTACCACACGGATGCATCCCTTCAGGATAGTTCTCGGGATTCGGATCAGTACCCACATAATGAACTCTACGGTCATCACGCACAGACATAGCACCAAGAATACGACCACCCCAACCACTGGATGGGTCGTATATGACAACTCGGTCTTGGTCCTTGCAGTGTTCCGTGAACCGTTCATAGAGGTACTTTGCTGTGAGTGGAGGAAAGTTTACTGCCGGCTGTATGTATCCGATTCGAAACGAAGCAAACCCTGCTGGAAATACTTTTTCACCTTTTTTATAGATACGCAGAGCATATATTCTATCGTCTGGTAGATTGTCCGCATCGAATGTGGAATAATGTCTATAAGACATCTTTGATTTCCACTTGACGAACTGTTCTTTAGAAAGATGCAAGATCTTGTTTTGTTCGATCTGGAAATAACCAGAGTTCAGTCCCTCTCTTGGCTCCACTTGCTCCAGCATAAAATCATATCCAACGAACACAGAAGGATTACTAAAGAAAGCATCCATCCACTCATCAGCGTTATTCACATCCACTATGGAATACTTCTTGTCGTTGCGAATAGCAGACAGCGCGTGCTTGTACATAGAGTCACGACGAAGATGACGCATAGCACCTTTGACTACACGGGGAAGAAACTCGTCTTTTGCGAATAGATCGTAGATAGAATACCCCGTATCCTTGTCTGAATAATTGATACGAGTCTTAAACATATTGGAGAAGAACTGATCGACCTCCACACCTACTCTCGACTTATTGATAATCACATCGTCTGGTGTGTTGGAAAGTTGATCTGAGTTGGTGAATTCGTGTACAGGAAACGACTCAAGCCGATTAAACTGCTCGATGATTTCCTGCTCGGTCTTACCTGTTCTTGGCGGACAACCATTCGTATCCCACGAATGCAGGATTTCTTTTCGCATATCTCCCACCCACTTCTCGAAATCTTGTGGTGTCATTTCAAGAAGATCCTCAAAGAGAACATTTATCTTTGAGTTGATCACATAATCGTTGCGTTCATAATATGGTTTGTTCATTTTT